GCATGAACTGATTGAATAGCTGTAGTTTTTTAGCTTCAGTTAGCTTTTCTTTTCTAACAATTTGCTTGGCTTGTTCCATAACCCAACCCTTTCCTTCAACGTATAGCCAAGATGCATCCTCCATAATACCTTGCACAAAGGCATCAGGAGCTGAAGGATCAGCAACAATATCAACTGTAGCAAGATGAAAGTCATCTTGTACTTCATTGACACCATCTTTCAATGTTTTTACTGATCCCAATCCGCGTGACGATACACCTAGGCGAACACCTTCCTCAATAAAATTCTGGGCAATTTTTCCCATAGGAGTTTCCAGAATTTTAGCTTTACCAATAACATCATTTCCTTCAAACCGTAAATTCGTAATCAGATGTGAAACTTTGTCGAGGTTGATTGAAGGATTTGGAGGATGTCCTAGTTCTCCAAGCGCACGCTTTTCACTAATGAGAGATTGATATCGTCCAATTTCTTTTTCTACAATAGGACGACGATACACACGACCATTACGATTCGTTTTCTCTGTCTGCATGAAGATACCTTCAATGTAGACATTCTTACCACCTGCTTCTTTCTTTTCGGTGATGTACTTTACTTCTTGTGTGACTTCTGTGATTAGTTTCATGTTAGTTTCCTGAAACAAAATTCTGCTGATCAGGTTCAACAAACCCGTTTTCTTTTGTAAGACCAATCACAACAGTCCCCCCAGGGGCAGGGATCGTAATCACAACATTCGCAGAATTATTAGAAGTATCAGAAAAGCCAGAGTGTTGTGTAAACAACCAATTGTCATTTCCATTCAAAACTAAAACGTTTGAATTGTTTCGCTTAATTGTAATCGGATTACCTGTTGAATCACTATTGCTAAAATAAATACTGTTGATATTCACACGAATATTTGCAGGATCTAAAGGTGTCTCGTCTGACAGTTTTAAGTCAGCAATCAGATCAACGTTAGCAGTGCCGTCACCCACAAACTTGACGAGTGCCTGTTGTCTTACTTTTTTTAGGATTGTTTTAGTAATAGGCATGATACACCTTAACGTGTTCTTCGAGCAGGTTTAATCGTTGGAGTAGTTTTTTTCCTGGTTGACTTAACAGAAAATCCCAACGAAAATGTACCCGATTTTGTTTTTTTAGTGGCTTTGCCGGATAAGACGGAGCTGATGAGAGAGCTGAACGAGGCCATTTTATTATTCCTTCGCTTTCTTTGCTTTCTTTTTCATGGGCGAATGATTATTGTGATACTCAGCCATCATAACTTCTACATCTTCAGTAAAGATAACTTCTTCACCGTGGTCAAACTGTACAGTGTACCATTCGATATTGCCCGTCTCATCAGGTTCGGCATGCTGTCCTTCAACCACTACGCCCTCGCCATATACTTCTGAGTAAACATGCTTGGCGCAGTAATGTTGACCTTCTAGTTCTTCTGTTTGTTCTACCTCTTCAGACTTCATTGCTTGCTTTGTTGCAGTTGCATACATAACTTCTTTTGCACGCTCACCATAACGCTTTTTAAAGTCGCCGTAACTTTTTTTCATTGACTTGACCGTCTTTTCACGTTTATCCATTTCAGGTTTAGTCATTTTACGTTCTTGAATTTCCATATGTATTCCTTTTTTGAAGTAATTATTATTCTTCTCTTGTATACAAATTAGATGCGACTGTCTGTCTTTGTGCATCAAGCGCATCTGTAACCTTAACGGAAATAATATCTTCAAAGCGTTCTTGTGCTTCTGCAGGTTGCCCGTCAAGAACGTTAATCATCATTTGCTTGATCATGTCTCGAGTGTCCATATTTTTTCCTTTGTTTATTATTTATTAGTTTCTTGTTGCGGAGCTTCAACCGATTGTTGCATTTGTGCCATTTGAAGCTGCTGCATCATCACAGTTGGATTAGGCGGCTCTTGTGAAATTTCTTTTTCAATGTTTTCAATCTCATCATCAGTTAGTTTTAGAATATTACGCTTAACATACGCTTGACTGTAGTATGTGCCCACATATGGTTGAATCTGATTCAAAACATCAACACGGTTTCGAAGGTTCTCGGCTGCTTTGATTTCTTCGAAATACTGATCTTGTGCGAATTCAAATCGAATCTGTTCTTTGATATCATCCCAATCTGTGTCAACGATGATACCTTTAAGAATCAGTTGAGTTTTTAACAAGTCTCTAAAAAGATCAGAGAATTTATTTTGCAAACGATTGATGAACTTAGCAAATTTTAATTCGTCTCGAGTAACTTCTGCAACACGCCCAAAGGTAACACCAGATTGTTGTTCAAGACGAGACACAGGAACATTCAACGCTTGATACATCTTCTTTTGAAAGTAGATGATATCATCGATTTGACCTAAGTTTTCGCCGCCAGGAAGAGTGCTAATCTCGGTTCCCTTTCCGCCTTCGCGACGAGGAAGCCAAAAATCTTCCAGCATGGACATAAACTTACGATCATCGCGAACTTCACCTGTTGATGAATCGTAAACGATCTTGTTGCGATAGCGTGCCATCACATCTTTTAGATACTGTTCTGCTTTGATTTTAGGTAGATTCCCAACATCAATATAGAAAATACGACGCTCAGGAGCACGAGCAAGACGATAGATGACCAATGCATCTTCCATCATCTTTAATTGGTTGACGGGTTTCATTGCCTTATGCAAATAACCCACTACAATGTTCTTATCTAAGTCAACAAGACCCGAATGACAATATGCAATCGAATCGGGAGTTATACGAATGCCTACGCCTTGAGTCACTGTTTGACTTGTACTTAAAGCAATTGTATATTGAATTCCTTTATCATTATAAAGATAGAATTCGTCAATTGTCTTAATGATATCAATGCCGTTAGGCAACTTTTCTTTCTTTACATCACGAACTTTCTTAATCTTTCGAGGATCAATATACCGAAGCTCTAATATACCTTTCTTTGCATTATTAGTGTCAACAATCTTCTGATAGTATAAACGACCATCCACATACCAACGACGAAAGATTTCATGAGCTTTTGAGTTGAAATCAAGTAAACTGAGAATTTCAATGAACTCGTTTTCAATTGTCTTTCGAATGTTGGGAGATAACTTTAACTCATCCAAGTCAATCTTAACAGGAGGTTCATTATCAACATTAGCAATAGCTTCAGACACGATATCCTCGATAGCCATATCGCATTCAGCGTACATAGCCATCTGACGATATCGTGTAATCAGCTCTGATTCTGTTTTACTTGTCGCATCAAGATCAACATACGTCCCATAATACCCACCAGCCGAAATGGTGGTAGCCCCGTCCTCCGCAGTTGGAGTAACAAAGCTCTGAGCCGCTTTGGGCTCAGGCTTTGGACGGGTTATCTGAAAACCAAATAATTTTATATCCATAAACTATTTTTACTCAAATACAAAGTGTTGATAATTCCAAGTGCAACTAAATGAACTGATCTGATCATTCGCATCAAAACTTAATGGAATTTCAGAAACATCAGTTGGCCAAGCACCAATTAGAGCATAAGTTCTAATCACTTCGCCGTTTTTATCTAATTGGGAAACAGTTAAATCTGATGTAAACTCAGTAAACTCGACAGAACCTAACTTATCAGCGTTACTTTCAATCAATTCCATCCATTCTTCAATACCCTGACGAATAGCTAAATCAGAATCATTAATAATAGTTGTTGTCCACGGAGCAAAAACTTTATCACCTGCCAACTTTACTTCTCTTCCGCGATAAAACACAGAAGCTGTACCAATCGATTGCCCGGGCAAACTAGCTGCTGTCACTAATAGACGCGATAGATTAATATCTACTTTATCGCCCAAGATAACTTGAAATTGATTTGGACGAGCACCATTTAATAATGCTCCTCTAAATTCTTCTACATTAAACTCTGCCATTTACTTTCTCCTTACGCTGTCAATTCTTCAAAAGAAATGCCAGTTCTTGTCGCAATAAAGTTCAATGTAATGAAATTAATTGAACGTGCGGGTTTAACATATATATCCGCCACAAATTCATTGCGATCAATTACTTCTGGCGTGTTATTGGTTGTATCACAAACAACCTTGAAGTCGGTGAGGCCTCGACGACCACGAACATCACGCAGGAATGGTTCAACTAGATTTCTGAACTGAGCACGTGAAAATTCATCATTGAACTCGAACAATTGTGACTTAGCTGCAATAGCGATCGCCTTTTCAAGAACGATGAACAAACGACGAACATTGATTCGGTCGAATGCACTGGGTCTTGAAAGCAATGTCTTATCGCCGAAAAGAATTGTTCCTGTTCCGGGAGAAGAAATTACAGGATTTACACCAGCTTTATACAGAATATCACGTTGTGATTTATTTGGATTGAAAGCAAGTTTTACAACATTCTTGATTTGCCCACGATTCAACCCGGCAGGTGAGAACCATGCGTCAGCAACGAAGTCGGTACGAGCGCACAATCCAGCAATGTCGCCGTTGAGTGGAATCCAACGATAGACGTCATTGTAACGATCATACTGATACTTCCATCCGCTATCCATTACAGCGTAAGATGAGGATAGGTTAGTTAGATCGGTTGTTCTGAATCCAGTAACGTTTGTTGTTTTAGTTGAATCTGATTGGTTAGGTTGTACGTCTGCATATTCAGGTGAAATAAACACAACACAATCTTTTCTAACTTCCGCGAGGTTATTCACAACTGACCTTGCGTTAGCACCAGTCAGATCCCCCGTTGGAACAAGCGAAATATCATAAATTTCATCATTTACAAACAGTTCATATCCCGCTGCAACAGCACCACCTGTTGGGGTTGAATCAACACCACCTGAAAGAGACAAAACATTACCATAAGGTGCTGTCAGGAGATCATATGATATTGCTGTATTACCCAATGAACCTGTGATTGCAGTATTCCAATTAGTTCCAACTGTAGGATGTCCTCTCCATCTTAAGTAAGATGATTGCTCAGTTAAAACATTTTTATAATAAATCGAACGCCCATTGAGGTCAACCGCATCTGATGCTTTTGACAGATACTGAAATTTTTCTAGCACAGTTCCTTTTGTACCAGAAATAAGACCATCCTCATCTAAAACAGCAATGTGTAACTCATCCCGCGTATTACCTGTACCAAATGTTTGGGCGTATGTAGATGCATTGGGTTGGATGTCGAAAATAGCTTGATAACTTGAACTAACATTTGCCCAGTTTCCATTATCGACAATTAAAACACCCAATGAATTGCCCAATGCTCCAGGATGTTCTGCAGACACAAAAGAATTATTGGGTGCAGTTAACCCAAGAAAATGATCGTCATTTAGTATAAGATCAGCAGTAACTGATGCATTTGCATCTAAATTTCCACTCACGATTGCATTTTTGGCTAATGTACCAACCACTCTATTTACATAAAGTTGATTTCCGTAACCTAAAAAGTTAGCAGCGGTAAAAAATGAAAGGTATGTATTGGCATCTGGTTTGCCAAAAAGAGACGCAAGTTCGTTTTCGCTTGTAACAAGAGTTGCAACATTAGCTGCTCCCCAAGCGAACTCCCCCGCGAATGCTCCCGCTGTGGTTGCAACAGCAGGAACGACTGTAGTCAGATCCTTTTCTGTTACCAACACACCTGGTGAAAGTTGGAATGCCATAGATTTCTCCTTAACGTGTTATTATGCTATGGTTTTGTATTCTATATACTATTTATAAAATCGCTCTTTTTCAAGGGGTATATCATCCCACCACTGCTGCTTTATCTTATCCATGTAATGGTTCATATCACCTGTAATCCATAAGTCACCATGAACCACCTCAGCAGTTGCTTTTTCAGGCACCCCAGTATTTAACATTCCAAACGGTGTCAATTCTTCTTCAATTTGTTTCAATTGATTTTCAAACAATGCATTACGTAAATTGACGTTAGTCAATTCTTTAAAATAAGGATCTCGACTTGCCCATGCTAATAGAACAAGTGTCATAACCAGGTCGTCATGGTAACCTTCATCGGCACCATAAACACCTCCACGTACTTCAATGAAGGTAGACAACTCAGAGATTATATCCTTATCGAAGATCAGTAACTTCTTTGACTCAATCAGCGTTTTCAGATTCGAACAACCAATACGTTTAACTTGTTTTGTAGTTCGAACACCCAGAAACGCAGATCCTTTGAATCCGCTGGTAAGAAACTGACCTTGCTTTGTGCTTGCACCCACTCGAAAGATATTCTCATATTCCAGTTCAGAATGCAATATGTCTGCAATCTGCTGACCGATGTCGTTGATCTCAATGAGAACATATGCGTTATTAAAATCCTTTGCTACTTTATGTATAATATCAGGATATAGTAAAGGACTGATTATATTGTTACGATATTTCCCAACCACCCTATAAGGAACACTGGATACATCAGTAACAGTGAACGCTGAGTAGTCACCGCCCACTCCACGAGAAGTATCGACTACTACTACATACTGATGATCCTTTTGAGGTTCTTCAAGAATATCCAATCCATCATCAGTTGTGAATACATACGGTGTTGGTGACAATGATGCAATTACATCACCAGCAATCAAAGACGCCGATGATCCAATGAATGAGCAAAGAACCTCTTGATTGAACTTCAGCTCACCTAGCAACTTACGCTGATCTTCTGCCCATTTCTCATCGCGATCAGGATGTTCTGAATAATGAACTCGAAGTGGTACAAACCCATTCGTTCCTTGTTCGGCATCATTCCAAAACTTCCAGAAGTGATTGTAACCTAATGGGGTAGAAGTAAGAATGATCTTGGTTGTCGAACCTGCAGAAACAACAGGATATACAGCAGTAAAGAATTCTTCAGCGATGTTGTTCGGGATAATAGCTGTCTCGTCAACATAAAGTAAGTTAACTGATCGACCGCGAACACCTGACTTGCTGGTTGCTGCAGTAAACACAATTGATCCGTTTTCTAGTTCAATGTCACCTTTGTTCCATGTCTTGATACCTTGCTGTAGAAATAAAGGAAGGTTCTCATACATTAACTGATATCTAAACAAAATCTCTCTCGCTGCAGCAGCTTTGTTTGCTAGAATCGCAACTGTTTTGTTAGATTGAAATAAAGTATACCACAGAATGTAGCCCGCAACAACTTGAGATTTACCCATCTGACGGGGCTGCATACTAATAACCTTACGGTTATTTTGTATCACATCGATAAAGTTTTTCTGATAGTCGTATAATGAAAAAGGAATCAATCCTAAGTCAAGAGAAACTATCTTACAATATGTTTCTATGAAATAGGCAGGATCAGAAGCACAACGAACTAGTTCTCTAACTTGCTCTTGACTGAACTGTATGGGATACCCGACTTGCTTTAATCGAGAATTGCCATTATAACTGTTCTTAGTTTGAATCAATTGTCTTTACATCTTGTTGCTTGATCATTCGCAACAAGTCCTCCGTCGAACCCGCAAAAACAATGTTATTCTGTTGCCCGATTTGTGGCATAGCTTCTTTTGTGGGTTTTTCGATGTCTTGTTTTTGTTTTTGCAATGCCAGCAAATCCTTTGCAACATCGGAAACCGTTTTCATAATTTGACCCGTGACTTCATATGCACGAGGATGCTCAGAACTTCTAGCCAGCATTAAGGCATCATCTAAAGCCGATGATCCTTTCGTAATAACTTCTCGCAATGTTCTTCTTGCCAGATCATAATCATCTTCAATATCATTTGATACCAAGACAGGAACATCTCTCTTGTGTTCTTCAATGTTGAAGATTTCGTTTAATTTTTCCATCAATCAAATCCCTCAAATGTTTCTACGTATGTAATCACATTTGCAGGTTGAGCGTTAGCGGGAGAAGTTGTAACAGTAACTGTTCCAATCAAATTGCCCATCGCAGGATCTGAATAAACAGATGTTTGAGTACGACGAATGACACCTTGCTTTGAAGTGGGTCCAAAGAAGTTTGTTTTCAGAGTAAAAGATAATGTCCAAATGATTGCTCTACGATCATTGAAACTGCCATCATATGAGTCAGTGAAGTCAATGTTATCTAAAACAATCGGAATATCATGATTGATATTCATATCCGGAACTGCTTTTATTGTCAGATTATAATCCGGATTAAAGTATGGAAGTATCTGTTCGATGATTTGCAATCCGTCATCACTGTTCTTTACATATACATACAGGTTTAGTTGAATGTTATAAGGAACTGGCACAAACTGAGAAGTTACTATGTTATTTGAAACAGTGACTGTTCTATTTTTTTGTGTGCTGGCAAGTTTTCTTGTGGGATCATAACTGACCTTAACAATCTCAAATGACATGCGCGGCAGAGTAATCTGTACATTTCTGGTGTCTGAATCGGGTGCTTGGTCAATACGTGCCAGAAACTTTTGACGAGGTGCATAAGCTAAAGGAACTTTGATTGAATGCACAACATTGCCTGAAGCATTCTTACGTTCAATCTCAATGTTATTGAACATATTACCGAAAGCGATGATACTCTTTCGAATCGTACCCCAGTAGTAACTTCCGTTAGTTAACATTATCGATTAAACACTTCGCCAAAAGGATTTTTTTCTGTAAAGTCGAGAATATCAGATATGCCTACATCAAAGTCATCGTTTTGTGCGATAGGATCTTTTGTATTGATATCATAGTTCTCAAATGTTAAACCACTATCACTGTTTTCATAAGTCAAATATGTGCCATCCTGTAGTTGTAAATCAAATGCAAGTAAGTTTTGATCTCGTTTATCTATAATCTCATCAATTTCACGCACTTCAGTGTTGACATCTTCGTGACTATAACGGAACAATTCACATTCTAACTTGTAAACATAAAGTTTTCCGACCTGAAAGAACGGATCTTGTGTTTGTACAAACTGGATTTCAAAGAAAGATTTTGTCAAAGGGAAGTAAAGTAAGTCACCTTCTGCAGGTCTTTCTATAAGAACACTTGCCTTCTTTCTTCCAACAGCCTCTTCCCATCGTCTACGAGCGACAATAAAAGTCGCTGTGTTCTGAATCTCTAATCCAAACTTAGTCAAAAGCTGATCACCTCCGAAACCTGTTGTGTTTTCCAGGTATGCCTCAAGAGGAAACGCATCTTCATACTTATTGATAGGATCTTCGTTCAGTATGATGTCACGATTGACTGCAACTCGAGGAATGTAAAAGCAATCAAACCCATAAATCTTTAGACATTCGATGATAAGATCCTCGTGAAGAAGCGATTCTGACCGCTTC